TGTTGGCTTGTCGGGATATAACCCCGCGAACCATACCCGTCTGGTGGTCATGGTCAAGTACCCAATCGTCAGTCTTGGTGCTGAGGATGGGACAGCAGGTGGGCTTGTTCTTCTCTCTGTAAGAGGCTATCTGATTTTGTGGAAGATATGTCATAGTGATATTGCTTGGTTAACCATCCACAGCCTTAATCAGTCCTATGACAAACCAACCGAATGCCGCAATGATTCCGATGAACGCCAACATTGAGGCGCATTCAATAGCGGATTGGTATAGTTTGTATTGGCAATATATCTCGACAACCTCAACGGCAGTCTCGCTATTGATATTGATGTTGCTTAACGCTTGTAGTAGTTCTGTGTTATCCATAATATGAGTTAGGTGGTTAAATGGAATTAAGATTCCTCTTCGTTGAATTCAAACCCTGCGTCAAACGCTTTGTCCAGCATCTTGCGGAGTTCATGGTTCTCATCTTCGAGTTTAATAATATCCTCGAACCTGCTCTTGGCTAACTCCCTAGCAATATGGAGGGCTGTCTCATCGGAGTTCTCGTCTTGGAGTTTCATGAGTTTCGTCATTTGCTCGCCCGAAACCATGACAGCGGAAGGCGTCTCAATGTCGCAGAGAGTCTGCCAGTACTCTGGCGTGATTTCTCTTGGACTTACATCGACCTCATCCATCCAATCAGGGGTTTTGTTCGTCTCGTGCATCCGATGGCGGTTGCTGTGGCTGTATGTTCCTTTGCTCATAGTGTTATTGTGTTAGTTGGTTGGTTGTTGCGGTTCGGCGGCATCATTCATGGTTTGTAGTTAGTTGTTATGGATTAAATTAGTTCTTTGGTTTGAGTCCGTATTTAATGCCGTTACTGCTCTCGTAGTAAGTCTCGTTACCATGTGCATCATATTCCTTCCTGTACCATGAACCATCACTGTCCTCGTAGTAAGTCAACCTTCCATGTGCATCATATTCATGTTTACTCCAGAAACCATCACTGTCCTCAAAGCAAGTCTGTCTACCATGTGCATCATATTCACGTTTACTCCAGAAACCATCACTGTCCTCAAAGCAAGTCTGTCTACCACGTGCATCATATTCACGTTTACTCCATGAACCGTTACTGTCCTCGCAGTAAGTCACATTACCATGTGCATCATATTCACGTTTAATCCAGTCACCATCGCTTTCCTCGTAGTAAGTCTCATTACCGTTGGAGTCCCTAATCTTGATAGGGAGAGTAAAGGCAATCCCTAGTTTCTTATATATTTTGCTTAGTTTTTTCATTAGTGTTATTGTGTTACGAATTTAAATAAGTACACCCCAACGAACGCACAAAATATAAAGCTGCTTAAAATTACAGCCATAGCGGTGACGAATAGTTTGTCGTATTTATCCATAGTGTTATAGCGAGTTCGTGGGTTCATCGTTAAGGACAGCAATCGCTTGGCGTAACTGTTCATTGTCCAGGCGTAGCCCAGCTATCTCTGCATGAGAACGCTTAAGGTGGTAGTCCAGTTCTCTGTTCATTTGTAGCCAGTTAGCATTCTCTTGTCTGAGTTGCGTAACTTCCTGCTCAAGGCGGTCATGGTAATCAACATCTTTCGATGTTGTTCCTTCCGCACTTGTGCGGTAATTGACACCCGCATCGCAGATGTACCAATTGTTACCTTCTAGTTTGTCAGTATCTTTATTGTTATTCATAATCGTATGTGTGCTGGCACAAGGGAAGCTCCCCCGTGCGGTTGTATTCGTCCATCAGGTTGAACGCTTCCTCAGCGTCCATGATGTATTCGGTCTCCTTAATCATTAGATTGACTTCGGGGCATTCAAAAAGGAACTTAGTTAGTTCCTCGTATTTCTTGAGACGCTTGAGTTCGGACTGCACTAGGCGGTCGTAGCTAATTGTCTCCTCTATTTGTTCAGTTCTCTTTTCCATTTGTAATAAGTTGCGTCATAGATTCCTAGTTCTCTTGCGGCATTACGAGCAGTCAGACCCTCAGCCCTGAGCTTGTCAATACCCAATATGAGTTCGGACTTTTGCTCCTCGGTATATATGCGTTGCTTCTCGTAGCCTGAGCCAGGGATGAACTCCCGTGTCCCAGCCTGGGCTTCGATGCGTTCGTTGTCCTCGACCTCCTTGGCGATTCGTTCAGCCGCCCAATTCATGAAGCGGCTAATGGTTGTGGCGTAGGAGTCCAATGGTTCGGAACTTGATAGTGGATGTTGTGTCATTATTTTATTTTCGTTTCGATTGTTACTGGTAATCGCAGTAAGTCCTGCATTGTTATTATTGAAATGAGGTCAAGCCGTCCCTTGCGTTGGTATCCCTTATAGAGCGCATCGCTCGGTCGGCTGACCATGTTATTCAGGTCACATAACTCGCTTGCTAGTTCGAGTAATTGCCACCTTCGGACAACCACGAAGTCGTCCTGTCTTTCAAAAGCGATGAAGTCAACATCGGATGTGAGCCACCCCGCGTTACCTGCGGTGTTCTTGAACTCAACCCACAAGAGGTCATCCTGTTCTTCATTATCGCTTCGGTTGATTTTCTTCCGCGCCTTGATGTCAATAGTCCCCACCGAAGTTATGTAGTCAAAGTGCTGGAACTGCTCATCCCTGCTGGCTTCTCGGTAGGTTATTCCCTTCCTGTCCATGATGGCTTTGAAGCTGTCCTCTACGGACTGCCCCCTTTCCCATTCAGGGCTTCCTATGAAATCAAATGCGTGAAATGTCATTTAGGTAATCTGTTATGTATTGGTTATGTCCTTTACTGCGATGATACGACCAGTCCCGCCCCGCTTGAACAGGCACTTGCCGTTCTTGTCGGGGTTACTCTGGAGCATGAGACGGACAGCTTTCTTGTCGTCCTGCGCCCACTTAGAAGCGCGGAACTCCATGTCCCCCATCTCGTCATGGGTAAAGGTTATCTCGTATTCTCTCATTGGTAAATGACGGTGAAGCCCATGCCAGCGTTCGTGCCAAGGACGTTGTAATCAATCCATTCGATTGCCTCCTCCTCGGTCATGTCCCGCTTGAAGATGGACAGCATCTTGTGGTAGTCATAGACAAGCAGACCTCGGTGGTCGTATCCAACCACAGCTTCGTCCAGTCCAGTAAATCGGATGGCATCATCGTTTACCCAGTTCAAGTATTCGTCAATGTCATTCATTTGATTACGGGGTTCATGCGTTTCTGCCAGTAGATTTTGGCGCAGAGTTTGGCGTTGTCAATGCCCCACGTCATCTGCTCAGGTGTCCACTCGCGGTGATGGTGTTCCTTGGTATCGCAATCAACCACGATGCTGATACAGGCAGGCAGGTAGTCAAGCTTGTGTTCCTTCATAAGCATGAAGGATTCAATCGCCAACTGCTCGCAGTCCTTTGGATAGGTCTTAGCCTTGCCCTTGGTGTTAGCCCTGCACTTGTAGTCCGCAAGGAACAGCTTGCCCTCGGCATCGTGTCCGATGAAGTCCACGCTCCCCGCAATCTTGATGCGGTTACAGGCAACCAGTCGCTCGCAGGCTATTGGCTTAACGTCATTGGTTTCAATCCAGTCAATGAATGGCATTGCCCAAGCGTCCCAAGGTGTTTCTTCGGGAGCGTCCTCGCCAAGCCAGAGATGGTTGACCCATTGCTCAATGCAGTGGTGGACGGTCGTGCCGAACTCAGAGGATGAGATGACCTCGCCTGACATGGGATGTTCCCGTGTCCCGTAGGTCAGCTGCTCAATGTCCCTCCAGTGCAGGTCTTCATACTGGCGAGCCAGTTCAACCAGCTTTGAAGGCTTCCAGATGGAGTCAATGAAGTCATCCTTCACAATCCCTAGGACTGTAGTGACTGAGGGGTAAACCCTCGCTCCCGCCTTACGTGCTTGTGGCGGTGTAGTCACCTCCGCCTCAAAGGACGGAGATGCTACGTCTTCGCAGTTATAGAAGTGAGCCATTATAGTTCGCAGTTATGGATTAACTCGGTGACTGCTTCGCGGAACGCGCCCCGAAGGTCAGTAACTTTGGGGTCATAAGTCCTTTGGATTAAATCATCCATAGTGTTCTTATCCCAAATCTTGAACCAATTATCTAACACCGTCCAACCGATTGACTCGTCAAGCAGATAGTCCAGAATCTCTGTGTCGGTTGCGGGTGGTAGCTCCAACTGTGTAGGTATGATATAGACATCACCCTCCTGTAGTTCGTGGAAGTAAGCGTCCTTGAAAACAAGCCGTGAGCCTTCAGTGACTCGGACTTGGATAAGCTCCCCATCGGAAAGCTGTTGCCCTTGCGGGTAGGTGTACGTTTGTATCTGTTCCATAATTCTATTGTTCTTTGTTTGCTTGGATTGCCATTGTTAAGTCACCGTATCGCACAATGACATGAATGTCTTTAATGGGTGAATCGCTCTCGATGTAGGCTTCGATGTTTACCCCATGCAACAAGTCATCGGAGGTCAAGTCATATCTTGAATCGGGGAACACTTCATCATCCCGCTCAAGGGTTGCCTCAATTACATTGTCGTATCGAGTTACCTTTGCGGTATCAAGGGAGTATTCCCTGCCGTTGTTCTGGAAGTGAACGCCTCCGAGGTCAACGTCCTCATTCTCAATGTCCCCATCGAACTCAATGAGTAACTTTCGTATTTCTGTTTTATCAATTTTAGTCATGGTATGTATTGGTAGTTTATTTGATATTGAGTTTGTCCTTTACTTCGTCAAGGGTTTTTTTGCGTGTCTCTCTTGCGATGCGTTCCATTGCAACGGAAAGATTCTCTATGAAAAGGGCAATGTTCTCGCCCCTGTGTCCCTCAAAGGGTTTCCATGCGTATTGCTCAAGATACCCGTGGAAGTCCTCATCCTCCATTGCTAGGTAGTTCTCAGGTAGTTCATCGGACTGGTAGAAGCCAGCCGCTAAGCGGTAGTAATCAACCTCTTGAGAGGTTGTAGCGGTCGCACTTGTGCGACAGTCGGTATCGTTTTTCATTGTATTTTTGTTATGAGGGTTGCGATGATTGCGGTGATGCTTGCGCCCAAGGCACAGCACAGGACGGCTAGAGCGGATTCATAGATGCGCTCCCCGCCTTTTACTAGGTTGTTAATGTCGTTTTTCATGGTGTTTATTTATTGGTTATTTATTGGTTGGTTTACAGCCTCGACTTGACACGTGTTTTTTTACTGCCCTTACTTAAGGCAGTCCTTCCTTAAGGTAGCCAAGCCTTAAGGTCAGTGCAGTCATAGAGTTGTTATTCTTGTTTATATTTAAAGGAAGCTGGGTCATATGGCTTGACTGACCATGTGAAGGGCAGTCTTAAGGTAGGGCAGTTGTTTAAATGTCGTTGATAGCATCAAAGCCTCGCTTGATGGTTTGGAGTTTCTTCTCAGCCTGCCCTAGTTCGTGGCTCAGATAATAGGCAATCTGAAAGACAAGGTGAGGATGACTCTCACGGATGTGAGTTATTAGTTCGCTAAGGTTTTCAGTAAACCCTCCGCTAAGTTCCTCACCAGTCACCCATCGTCTGATGGTTGAAATTGGATTGTATAGCCCACCCTCTTCGAGGAGTGCTGTGAGCCGCTTTACGGACGCGTCAGTAATTTTATGTTTCATTGTATTTTATTTATTGGTTGGTTGGTTGGTTGTTAGAGTACTTCGCCGTCCTCCGAAATGAGTCCAGCTTCAATGAGGGACTGCGCTGTGCGCTGGTAATGTCCCTGTAGGCTGTGGATGTAGCCGAAGCAAACAAGCTCGGCGAAAAACTCGATGGTTTCCTGTTCGGAAAATTCACCTGATTCGTACTTTATAATTGCGTTAATCATTTTATTTATTGGTTGGTTGGTTGTTGGTTGGTTACCCGTGCGTCTCGATGTAGCGAGTAAAGGCGTTCTCGGCGATAACTACCAAGTGATTCATCGCCTCCCTGTCACTATTTGTTTTCAGATGTGTTTTGATATTTTCTAGTTCTCCTCTAGAGATTTGCATACCGCCTAACTCTACGATGATTGATGTATTTTTTAGGATTATTTTGTTTTTTGGATTCATTGTTTTTATTGGTTGGTTGGTTGGTTTAGCGTTCCCACGCTTGTTTGATTGTTACCCAAAGGATTGCTTGGAATTCGTACCCCTTGAGCTTGTGCTTGTGTGCTAGCTCCGCTGTGATTGCCTCAACCCTACGGTACTGCACCGCTGTGGGTTTATCCTGCGCCTCTGTTACCCCTTGGCTTGGCTTGCATAGGCAGGCTCGGCAGTGCCACTTGTCAATGGTGATATGGTCAGGAGAGCATAAGCCTACGTTCATTGCAAAGGAGTGAGTCTTGGGTGCTTTACCAGTGATTGTTTCATCACCCCGAAGGATGCCGAAAGCCTTGAGTTTGTTATTATTGTAGGTACATACCTTTATCTCTGATGGTTGCTTTCCCTCGAGAAAGGCCTTGATGGTTTGCTCGGCATCAAACTTGTTGCGTTCCCATTTATTATTCGGTGACAGTGCGGAGACTACTCCCGCAACTTTGTAGGAGTCAACCCCGTATCGCTTGCTCAGTTTTTTGGTAAAGGCTTGCGCCTCCTTGTACCATTTTTTGCCCGCTTTGATGTTGGCTTTGCTTGCTTCCGCGAACCACGCCTCGAGGTTGTTCTTGATGACGCGGTCGGTTGTTGTTGGTAATGTTGGTTTCATGTGTTTTCCTTTCTGATTTTTTCGTTTAGTTGGTTTACTTTTTGTTGCGTGTACCTTGCTTTGATTGCTTGCCGAATCGCTTCGACTTGTTTTTCATTTAAGTTTAGTCCGATTATTTCTATCGTCATTTTGTTTATTTGTTGGTTGTTTATTGGCATTCAATCTGATGGATAAATCCTAGGTTGATGTATGAGATGAATGAGACAAATTCCTCGGTTTCGGTTGCTTCCAATGTCGGAACGTGTCCTGACTCCTCTGTGTATTTTATTTTGTGTCCGTAGGCTTGAATAATTTTTTCGTGTACCAATGGACTCACCGACTTGATGTTTTCCATGATTACGTTCAGTTTGTATTTTTGCTGACTTGTTGGCTTCATGTTGTTTATTGGTTGGTTGGTTTACTTGATTGCGGTTGAGATTAATTCCGATATCTCCACTTCTTTGATGTAGTCTCGTTTCATAAGTACCTCATCACGGTAAAGCATTGCCATTTCTAGGCTGGTGAAGGTATCCGTTGACGTGTTGCCGTCTTTGTAAGTGGCTATGGTTCTAAAGAATTCCGACTTGTATGTATATTTTTGCATTTTATTTATTGGTTGTTTGTTATGCTCCGATTGGGTTGCCTAGGAGTTGGGCAATAGTCGCGGGTTGATGCGATGTTGTCTTGATGCCTAAGCGTTGCCTTTCGTTTGCTAGTTGTACCTTTGCGCTGTCGCGCATTTGGTTGATAAAAGACTGTCTTTGAGTCCTGCGATTTGCGCGGGGTTGTTTTACCCTTTGCGATTTGAGAAATTCCCAATCTGGCTTTGATGGTCTCCAGGCTGGGTTTTCCCAGTTGTCTAAAGTGTTAGGTGTTTTTTTCATGTTTGAATAATAGTTTAAATTTGAATTTTTGTAAATCACGATTTTTGAAACCGTGAATCACGTTTTTTGAAACTTTCGTTTTCCTGAAATTTTTGGACTGTCAATGAGCATCAATTAACTTGATGTTTAAAGAGTATCACAAACAGCAAAATCCGTAAATACAAAATTCTGAATTTCTTATCACTGAAAATGAAACTCCAGAACAAATGATTCAATAAGTATAAATCCTTAAATGTAAAGAGCCTAGACTGCATAGCATAAATCCCATTATTGGCAACGAAAATCCGCAATGTTTCAGAAATAGTGATTATTGAACGAAAATCCAAACCAATGAAAAAATCGCGTATACGGGCTTTTTGGCGATTCCGAGGGGCAGTATACCCGCAAGGGGTAAAGACGTCATACAACGCATTCTCGCGCATTCTAGCGGTATTGTTTCACTCCTTTGGATTACTTGCAATTCACTACAAAATAATGAAACCTCAGCAAATCCATTCCCTTAGATGAACCTTTGTTCACTACTTCCAGTGGCGCGAATGCATTCCCCTTTCACAAAAAGAAAAAACACCTCATGTAAGAAGCCGTAATACTGGGACTGCCAGCATTAGCTTGGCTTATCCAAGGCGGGACTGCTCAAACGTTCACTACTGCACAACTACTGAACATATGTTCACTGCCCCGAACCAAGTCACTTCTTCTGGGGGAGGGGGTCAAGTTTTTTGTTTCTTTTGTTTCTATTTATACAACAGGTAGCCCTCAAAAAAATAGTTCACTCATAGGGCGGTACTGGCCCTAGTTCGGCGTACCGCTGGTTGCCCTACTCCCGATTGCCCTACCTTATGGCTGCCCTTCCTTAAGGTAGCCCTTCACATGGTCAGTCAAGTCCTATGGCTCTTACTTTGTATTTATTCTTATGAAGTAGAAGCCGTATGATGTTGCTGCCTTATGGTAGGCTTTGATTGTATCATGGGTGCTAACAACGTCAAGGGATAACTGTAAAACAGTTTCCCGCAAGAAGTAGAAAATACTGCATTAATACCCTTGACATTATGTTATTAGCAATGCTAATCTAGGACAATGGAGGAGAAAGAAGAACTAATGCAGGACATCGTGGACAGTATCCGCGAGGTAGCTGCTGAGAAGGAGTGCCTGAAAATCAAGAGCCTCAGCGTATATGACCCCGAAAAGGTAGCGAAGCTATTGTATCTGTACAGCACTGGTTCCTCCCAGACTAGGCTCGTTCGCAAATACGGCTATGACAGGGAGACTGTTATATCCGTCCTGGCGGACTACGCCGACCACCTCGGTAAGTTCAAGGACCTATCGGGGCGCATAGCCGCGAAAGCGTACCTGAACCTAAGCAGCTTGGAGGAGGACCTTATTGAGAAGGTGCGCGAGCGCATGGAGACGGACCCAAAAATGGAGGTATCCTTCAAGGACCTCAAGGAACTCTCAATAGCAAAGGCTAACTCAGCAAGGGAAGCACTTACAGCGCGTGGTGAGGCTACGCAGATAACAGAGGACCGAAAGGTATATACCCAGGAGGACTACGAGGCAACCATCAAGGCGGCGAAGGACCGCATTGAGAAGGCCAGGATTATTAACGCAGAAACAGGAGAAATAGAAGATGAGACTAACTGATGAGCAATACGACAACCTCTACGCCGACATACGGGCGTTAATGGCTGAACACTTCTCGAACTTTATGTTCGTGGTAATGGATGACGAGGGTGACATTT